CGATAGCGCGTGTCCTGTGCCGCGCGTGCTGCCTTGTAGCTGATCTGCCTGCCGAATTGGTCGAGTATTGCCATGGTGTCCGTGTGTTAAAATCGACCGAGCGACCGGCTGCTTGTAGGGACGAAGCCGATGTTCAGATATTCCATGGCCATCCGCAGGGCGGTCTGCCGCTCGGTTTCGTTCAGGCCGACGAGCTTCGCCATGGTCACGCCGTTCTTGGTGGCAGACGTGATGCTGTCCATGCCGCCTTTTGTAAGGGCGCCACCCACCGCCGCGTCAAACGCGCTCTTGATCCCGGCGATCCGCTGCGGGTTGCCGTTGGCGTAGTGGAATAAATTTCTCGCGACTTCTCGGACGTTGGCAGCCATCGACTAGGCCACCATGTCAAACATCGAAGCCGGGTATGATCTTGAGCATCAAGGCTGCCACGATCTGCATGGCCTCGACGTCCCACGCGTGGTTGTTGTTGCGCGTCCGCGTCCAGCGATACTCGACCTGATTGGTCTTGGAGTTGGTCACCTCCTTCTTGACCTCGCTGTCAATCTGCTTGAGGAAGTCCGGCGACACGTCGTCCGGTATGTCCCACGATCCGGCGAGTCCGGTGCGGTGCGCGTGCAGGATGTCCTTGATCCGGTCGCTCGCCCAGTGCGAATACCGGGCTTTCCCGCCGCCGCTGGCCGTCGCGTCTTGGAATCGCGTGAACGGCCTGTGGATCACGTCGCCGTTCTGCTTCTTGTAGGCGAATGACTTCTGCCCGCTGCCGTGCAAGGCCGTCCAGTTCATCCGCGCACATGCCGAATACACCTGGTCGGTGTCGTAGCCCGCATCGACGAAGACCATCTGCGGCTTGATGCCGTAGCGAAGGGCGAGGTCATGCACACCGTCGAACGTCTCGATCCGGCCATACCAGAGCAGCATCGACTCGCCGCTCGCCCGCCATGCCCGCACGCCTGCCCAGAAGTGATCCCGCTGCTTGTCAACGGTCAGGAAGCGGTGCGCCTCGTCCTCGATCTTCTGGCCGGCGGTGAACTCGCTGACAAGGTAGCCATTGCCGACGAGTGCCGCGCGGTTGTCGGTCAGATCTTCCTCCCAAGTTTCTGCCAACCGTTTCTGGATGAACTGCCGCAGCGGGTCAACGTTGCCGACGCGCATCGCGGCCTTGGCCTCCAGCCACAGCAGGACGATCTCCCATAGCGGCTTGCGCCAGTTGGCTAGTACGTTGTAATGAAAGCCGACGTGGCCGGGCATGCCGACCGCATTGGCGACGTATTGCCCGCCCTCGGCGAGCGCCCGCCGCGGCTGCGGCGAGTCAGGGCATGTCCAGTCGCAGTCGGCGTTGTCGCATTTCAGCCGGGCGAGCTGCGCCCGTGCCAGCGGCTCGAGCGTGTCGTCCTCATAGCCGACAACGTTGCACCATTTCCACGGCTGCAAGGTGCCGCAGTCCGGGCAAGAGAAGCTAAACTCGCGCTGGTCGGAATGTCCCCACGCTTTGTCGAGGTCGTCGCCCTTTACGCCAGCCTGTGACAGGATGAAAAATTGCCGGTTCCACCGATCATGCAGACGGCCTCGCGCTTCGTTCAACATGCCGGGGCGATACTGCCACGCCTCGTCGCAGAACACCCGGCGCATTGATTTTGACTGCAGGCCGCTCAGGTTTGCGCCGGTCAGGAACAGGGACATGGATGGGAAGAGGATCTCCATCTTGCGCTTCTTGTGCCGGTCGCGAGGGAGCAGGGCAGCAGTTTCCGCCGTGTTCATGATGGCGTAGTCCATTCGCGTCTCTGCCCAGTCCTTCAAATCATCATCGGTCTGACCGACCAGCAGCGTCGGCCCTGGGTCTTCGGCGATGATGTAGCACAGCCCGGCCTCCATGAATGTCGTCTTGCCGGTTCCAATCGGTGCAAGATAGACAACCTCCTTCACCTCAGGATCTGCGATGATGTCCATCGGTTCGGTCTGCCACGGTGCGTTCACCGTCGAGTATTTCGGGGTCAGTCCGTCGAGGATAACAACGCGGTCGCTTGCCCATTGGGCAGGCGTTAAGTCGCTGGGTGGCCGGAAGTTCTTGAAAAATGCCCGCTTAATGCGCCGGGATTTCTCCAGAAATTGGCGCTTTGATTCGCTCACCTTCATCGTAAATGATCTGTATGACCTGCGCGGATTTCTCCGCGATCAGTCGTTTCATGGCAGATGCCTCTAGCCCTTCAAGCATCGGCGGCAGGTCTGCCTCCATGCGCTTGATGGCGTTCCGCACCACGGCTGCGATGCCATCCATGCCGTCCTCGATCTGGGCAATCGAACAATACCGCTCCTGCTCGACCTCCAGCGCGTATCCTGCGCGGAGCGCATCGATCTGCACCTTGAGCGTTCGTGCATCGTTGTAGGTGCGGGCGGCTTTCACCTGCCGCACCAGCTCCTCCAGTTCCTGCGGGTCGCCGGTCGTGCCGCTGCGCTCCATGTGGCTCGCGCCCTCGGTCTTGGACTTTTGCAGGAACTCGATGTAACCGCGCACGCTGCGCCAGAGGTCGAACTGGTTGCGCTCGGTCTTGAAGATGATCCCATCCTTGGCAAGCTGCCCGATGCGTGCGCTCGTCAGATTGAACAGACGGCAGAGTTGCGTGGTGTCCGCCTGCGCTGTTTTCGGCGCGGCGGGCTTTTCCGATGCAGTCTTGGTGACCTTCTTTGCTGGTGACTTCTTCGCGCTCATGGGTTAGGCGAAGGTTGAGAGTGGAGCGCCGGGGTCGGTAGTGAACCGCCCTTTCCAGCTTGGAAAGCTGGCGTGTCCGAAGTGTCACTTCCGGCGCGTTTTGGTTTGCCGAGATACATTCCTGCACCGCGACGATCAATTTCACTAAATGGTAAAATCGGGACGGTCAAGCGGGAACGTGCGGACGGGTCGAGAAAATAGATGTAGCGGAGCATGTGGCCGGATAGTTTTTCCCATGTTGAAATCTCTGATGCGTATCCTTTATGATACGCGGCCATCGTCGCCATTGTTTCTCCAGTGCGAGGATTTAACACTAGCTCTGTATTTTTTTTGATACCTATCAAGTCAAAACCGCTTGCCCTGTAGATCGTCCCGTCGCCGCATTGCGTGCCGTCCGCGAAGCTCACGACCCATTCGATGTGTGTGTAAGACTTTCGGATCAGGCGCATGGCCACGGCGATTGCTCGGCTTTCCGAGTTGCGAGGCAGCCAGTCGGCGAAGGCCATGCGGTTCAGTTCCAAGAATCCGTTCCATGCGGTGCCACTCACAAGCGGGCGGATTAAGTCCTTGCGCATAGATGGCCCGAACTGCATCGCTCCGCCGCATTTCCCGTCGAGGAACACGCCAAAATGAAGCTGCGAGTTCGGAACGACTTTGCCGGAGTAGTGGCACGCCTTGACGATCCGTCCAGCGTCCTTCGAGCTTATCGGCTTCACGATAATTGATTTCGCTCTCATGTAAAAAAAAGATGGAATAGGTTTTGCAAAATTGCTTTTTTCCGGCGTGGACACTAAGCTGGTAAAACTTTTAGATTTAATGGAATTGGGCGATTGGCCTGCGGCAATACGTTTTGCTGCAAAGTTCCCAAGATTAGGCGATCATCGTGACGATTTGCTGAGGGCAAAGGATGCACTGCAAAATCCTGATTTTTATCGCCAGATAAAGCGCGATCCTGATGCGCTTGTGCAATCCGGAATTGATGCGCTAAAATCAAAGTATTTGCGCTCATAAAATGGCGGAGTTGTCTGGTATTGAATCAGAAACCTTTGCAGGTTTAAGCCCCGTGCTCACAACTCCGTTTGCGGGATGCCACTTTTGGTCGAGGCGGTAAATAGCCGGGTTTTTAGGAAATGGCAAGGTTTGTTTTTTTAAGCGTTGGCGAAGGCCTCTATTGATCGGGTAAATGTAAAGGTGCCGTCTTGCGTTGACTATCTTGCCCTCTCCAAAAAGATGCTCGCCGATAGCTTGCTGACCCTGCTTTAAAATTTCTTTGGGCACTCGGCCAAACCTCATCGCGCTTACCAGATTCTTGTATTCGCCGCGCGCTGTTTCGTAAAAGTCATTGCACGGATCACATCCGAAATAGAGCCAGCCGGAAGCCTGAAAGATGAATCCTACATCATCCTTGCACCCGCCGCTATGGGTCAACACGAGCCAAATTCCAGACCGCTTAAAAATCCGCATTACGCGAGCCATCATCCAAGATTCGGTGTTGTGGCCCATCTCGTCGCTGATCCATGTCCGTTGCAACTCGATGTATTGGCTCCTCTCAATTTTTCGGCACCATTTTGCCACTTTTCTTTCTGTCGTTGGTGCGTATCCAGCAACCATAACTCCAATGCACTTGGATTTCTTGAATAACCCAAAAGCTACTTTCGCTCCTTGCGGCCATGTGCCCATGTAATGTTTTGCCACTGTGATCTTGCGTGCGTCTTTTAATCCGATTGGACAAACGCGACAATCCGTAAGGTCTGGATTTGATTTTTTGTTAATCATGGATTTGCACGGTTGAAGGATTGGCAGATAAACGCCAGCGCGTTGCCGTTGCTGTTTTCGTTCACTGCGGATTCCCCATGCCCGATGCTCTTTGCCTTGGCGATGGCCGCTTGCACATCCTCGGCTTGCTCATCGTGGACGGTAAATGTGATTTGCTGGAACGGCTGCTTGTCGCCGTCCGCAAGCTCCGGCATTTCTGCTTCTTCAATGTCGAATGCGCCAAGATCGTTTTCACTGAATCCAATCAACGCAAGATCAAAATCAGCCTCCCGCAGGTCTGCCAGTTCCAGCCCAAGCATCTCCTCATCCCAGCCGGCATTCAGCGCGAGCTTGTTGTCGGCGATGATGTAGGCGCGTTTCTGTGTGTCGGTGAGGTGAGCCAGGCGAATGCAAGGCACCTTCGCCAGTCCCAGCTTGCTCGCGGCCATGACCCGGCCATGACCGGCGATGATGCCGTTGTCGTTATCGATCAGGATCGGGTTGGTGAAGCCGAACTCTCGGATGCTTCCGGCGATCTGCGTCACCTGCTCGGGCGAGTGGGTGCGCGTGTTCCGGGCATAGGGGATGAGGTCGGCGGTGGGTAGTTGTTCAATTTTCATGCAGGGAAGTAAAACGGTCGTTTAATTTTTGGCTCATAAAAGTTTTCAGGGATG